ATCTATACGTCAAGTATGAATTAGATGAATCAATTCCCAGAGATACTGTAAACGCACAAGAACTTATACTAGACCTCTTGAAAGAAAGAGCAGAAACTGGTAGAATATACATTATGAACATAGATCATTGTAATTCCCACTCATCCTTCTTGGATAAAGTGGAAATGAGTAATCTATGTCAGGAGATAACTCTCCCAACTAAACCTATACAACATATCGATGACCAAACTGGAGAAATTGCTCTCTGCATCCTTAGTGCTATTAATATTGGAAAGATTAGGGACCTTTCGGATCTTGAAAGCCTTTGTGATCTTACTGTTAGGTCTCTTGATGAACTTATTGATTTTCAACGATACCCCGTCAGAGCCGCAGAAATCGCTACCAAGGCACGTAGATCGCTTGGAGTAGGTTATATTGGTCTTGCCCACTACCTCGCAAAGAACGGTGTTGGATACGAGGATGAGAAGGCATATAAGTTAGTTCACGACTTAACTGAAGCATTCCAATACAACCTAATTAAGGCAACTGTACAACTTGCAAAGGAAAAAGGTGCATGCGAATACTCAAATCGCACCAAGTATCATAATGGAATTCTTCCAATAGATACATATAAGAACGATGTCGATGAAATTGTTCCAAACAACCTGAACTATGATTGGGAGTCTCTTAGAAAACTTGTCGTTCAGTACGGAGTTAGGAACTCAACACTGTCCGCACAAATGCCTTCGGAGAGCAGTTCCGTTGTGTCAAATGCAACAAATGGAATCGAACCACCTAGAGGATACTTGTCCATTAAAAAATCAAAGAAAGGACCCCTTAAGCAGATTGTTCCGCAGTATGGGACTTTGAAAAATGCTTATACTCTTCTTTGGGATATGAAAAATAATAATGGATATATTAACATCGTTGCAGTAATGCAAAAATTCTTCGACCAAGCCATATCTGGTAACTGGTCTTACAATCCACAACACTTTGAAGGTAATGAAGTTCCTACTAGTGTTATGGCAAATGATCTTCTAACCACATACAAGTATGGATGGAAGACCTCATATTATCAAAATACTCATGATATGAAGAGTGATGAGATTGAGGAACCTGCACATCCAATAGGATGGCATGATAATGTTCCCGAAAAATCATCAGAGTTAGATAATTTAATAGATGAATGTTCAATAGAAAATCAAGAGGAGTGCGAGTCCTGTGCAATTTAGACAAAATTCTACGGAGAAAAAAGTGGTTGATTCTATGACTGTGTTCAACACAGAAAAGGTCAACACTAAAAAACAACCTATGTTTTTTGGTGCACCTTTAGGTGTTCAGAGATACGATTCTTTCAAGTATCCTGCATTCGAGAACTTAACTAAGTCTCAATTAGGATATTTCTGGAGACCAGAAGAGGTATCTCTACAGAAAGATCGTGGAGATTATCAATCATTACGACCAGAGCAAAAGCATATTTTTACATCAAACTTGAAGTATCAAGTTATGCTTGATTCTGTACAAGGTCGTGCACCAGGTATGGCATTTGCACCATACTGTTCTCTACCTGAGTTAGAAGGATGTATGAACGTGTGGCAGATGATGGAGATGATTCATTCTCGTTCATACACATACATTATGAAGAATGTGTATTCAAATCCAAGTGAGGTCTTTGATACTATTCTTACAGACAATAGAATCTTAGAAAGGGCAGAGAGTGTCACAGGATCCTATGATGCGTTTGTAAATCAGGCACATCAGTATGATACAAGTAACTGGTGGAGAACAGAGTGGAGTGGACCTAACGCAGATTATGAAAAGAAAGAATTAAAAAGAAAACTTTATAGGGCAGTCGCTAATGTCAACATTTTGGAAGGTATCCGCTTTTACGTATCTTTTGCTTGTAGTTTTGCTTTTGGTGAACTTAAATGCATGGAAGGGTCTGCGAAAATCATATCGCTTATTGCAAGAGATGAGAATCAGCATCTGGCAATAACTCAAAACATCCTAAACAACTGGAGAAAAGGTGACGACAAACAAATGTCTGAAATTGTAAAAGAAGAAGAATCTTGGATAGTAAAAGAGTTTGAAAAGTGTGTTGATGAAGAAAAGAGATGGGCAGAATACTTATTCAAAGATGGATCTATGATTGGATTAAATGATAAACTACTTCATCGTTATGTTGAATGGGTAGCAAACCGTAGAATGAGATCAATAGGAATTAAACCAATTTATGACGTATCTGCAAGAAACAATCCACTCCCTTGGACAGAACATTGGATCAGTTCTAAGGGTCTTCAAGTCGCACCACAAGAAACAGAAGTCGAATCCTACATCGTTGGTGGAATCAAACAAGACGTTAAAAAAGACACCTTCTCAGGATTCAAACTCTGATATAGAGTGGGATCTAGACGAGTGTTATAAAGCAATTAGAGATTCTGCAGATCATCAATGGGATGATTTTGCAGGTGGATAAATATAGGAAATGACAAATGATTAATTCATTATGGAAGGCGATTATGAAAATCCCTGGTACTACAAAGGTACAGCTTTCACTTCTGATGATATTGGCGACTTCTTCGGTTACGTCTACCTCATTACTAATAAGACAACAGGTAAGAAGTACATTGGTAGAAAATATTTCATGCAAAAACGTAAACCAAAGGGAGGAAAGCGTAGAGTTACTTCTGAGTCAGATTGGAAGAAGTATTATGGAAGCTCCCCAGAACTCAAAGCCGACATATCCAGATATGGAAAGGACAATTTCTCCAGAGAGATCTTATCCCTCCACGAAACCTTGGGAAAGGTAAATTACGAAGAGACAAAACAATTATTTTTAAATGATGTTTTGATGGAATCACTTGACGATGGAACACCTATGTATTATAATAGCAATATCCTAGGTCGTTACATGAAAAAAGATTATGGCAACTTTGAAAGAAACTCTGAAACAGACTCATGATTGGTCTCTTAGTCGTATCAATGAACTTTGTTCTCGTGATGATTTTGAAGAGGTTGTAAACGGTGACTCAATACGTCAAGAGTTTAGGGAATGGTTAGACATAGAAGAAGAAAGTCATGTATTATCTTTGGAGTACATAGATGATGCTGATAGTGGTGTAGATATTATAGAAATTTAGATTATATATAGTGTAGATGTAAATACAGTAAGATTATGTTATCCTTTTTACTCCCATTTGCTACAAAAGTTATAACTGACGCAGTAGCAAAAGTCCCAGACAATGAAGAACTGGGCGAAAAACTAATAGACATTTGCCTTATCATCCTTAAGAAGGCAGTCAAGTTGACAAAAACTGATATGGATGATAAACTGTTAGCACAGGTAGAATCTGCAATTAAAGCAAGGTAAAATTATGTTACAAAAAATTGTAAACGGGATTGCTATTGCGAGTGGAGTTATTTCCCTTTCAGTAGTAGGTCTCGGTGGATATGTCTTCATTCGTAAAGATGCGATTATTGAAGATGTAAAAAGTAAAATTATGGAATCAGTGATGCCAGGTGGAATGAGTGGTATCCTTGGTGGAGATGCAGGTGGAGGAGCACTAGGGGGATTAGGAGATCTTGTTAATCCCGCACCTGCTTCACCTACACCTGATGCACCTGCAGCAGGTCCTAAATCTCCTATACCATTAGGTTTTTAAATAAACATATGTTTGCATAGAATTGAGAATGCTATATATAAATAGTCTCTCAATTTTATGTCATGGCAGAAGCAGTTAAAGAAGTAAAAACAGAAGAACCTAAAAAGTCAGTAGGTCCTATTGGAAAGCTAAAAGAATTATCCGAGGATAAAGAGGAGCAGATGGAAATCTTCTCAACCTTTGTTAGACTCGGAATTTTAATTTGGAGTGGTGGTATATTAACATTAAATTATGTCACAGTTCCAAATTTCCCTCAAAAAAACATTGACCCAACTTTCATAGCTTCGGTCTTTACAGGGGTCCTAGCCAGTTTTGGAATTCAAACAGCAAATAAGAAGAATGGTAATAGTGCATCAAAACCTCCAGTTGCTCCTATATCTAAACAAGATATGGAAAAACTAATTGAAAAGGCAGCAAACACAGCACCTGCACAAACAATTAGATTAGAACAAGCACCAATGGTTCTTGCTCCAAGTCCAACCCCAACTAAGAAAGGATAGTGGATAAGAAAAGTGCCTTTATATTAGGATTAGGAACTGTTTTGGGTATATCCCATATCGGTATGATTGGATTGTTATCAAATAATTCTTCATTTCCTAAATTTGATTTGCCTATAGGAAAGTATACTGCATACAGAATAGAGGCAGATAAAACTGGATATAAGATTGATTACAGAGCACATGATCCTAAGATTGTAACATCTACAGAACAAATTAGTAGACCTGCAGGTTTCTTAGGAATGGGTAAGAAGAATGTAGATATTAAGAAACAAAATGTAGTAGGAGAGACTACTAACACAACCTCCTCTG